TACTAAACGTACTAAATAAATAATGTCGCAAACGAAGATTTTTTTCTTCTGTGTCTCTCCGAGAGACACGCAAAGGGTTGACAGACATGAGTCAAAATGTTCACGTTCCTTTCGTGGAGGCTTCTGCAAAATCCATCTCGCTGGCCGCAAAACTTGAATCCCTCGGCATCGGCTTTACCAACGGAACCAACCTGTTGGTATGCGGCAGCATCCGTCGTCGTCGTCCCACGTTCGGTGACATCGACGTACTGAATCGGGAGCGTTGATTTGACACCACCTTAATCCATCGACTAGATTATTCTCATTCAAAAACATAGGATGTTTGCATGCAGGAAGAAGACTACTCCATCAGAGATGTGCAAGAACACTCGTACACCGGCTGGTTTTGGCGATTGCGTTCAACGCTTGCCTCTATCTGGATAGTGATTCGGCATCGTGAAACCATTTTGATTGCCGTCGAAATAAACGATTCGAGTCGAACGTACAAGCTGCGCGTTCGATTCAAGGGATTGGTTGACCACGCGGTCTACGAAGTGGTTGAACAGTGGGCAAAGTTTGCTCTGACTGCTGAGATACTCCGCACGAAAGCACAGAAAATCATCAACGTCGAAAGGAAACGACCATGAACATCGTACGGTTGCAGATTCGCAACTTCATTGGGCTGAAAGAGGTCGATATCAAGACCAACAAAGTCAATATCGTAAAGGGCAAGAATCGCCAGGGCAAGACCTCACTCATCAAGGCGATTGAAGCCGCGTTTCAGGCTGGTGACCAGTCTGCCAAGATTCGGAACGGTGAGTCGTCTGCCGAGATATTGGTTGAACTGGATGAACTCTATGTTCAGCGCAGCATTTCGCGGTCTGGCAAGAACTCCCTGAACGTGGTGGATAAAACGGGTGAAATCATCAAACGGCCACAGGAACATCTCGACAGCATTGTTGGCGGGTTTAGTTTCGATCCTGCTGAGTTCTTTACGTTGAAGAACGCTCAACAGCGAGAATACATCCTGCAATCGTTTCCCATCAAGGTGTCAAAGGCAGATGTTACCAAATGGTGCAATGGTTTCCCCGACGCTTTTAGCGAAATCCTTCTTGCTGGTCATGGCATTGAAGTTGTACAAAAACTCCGCAAACATTTCTATGAACGGAGGACCGTTGTGAACCGTGAGGTAGATGCCAAACTCAAGGCCGGGCAAGAAATGGCCAAGAACGTGCCACCGAACTTTGATATTGCCTCGTTCGACGAAAAGGGACTCACGAATCTAACGAATCAGGTGCGTGCTGCTGAACAGACGAATAACCGCATCAAGACGTTGACGACCGACGCCCAGCGGGTCAGCCTCGACATCGTGGAACTTGAACGCAAATTGAAGCATAAACAGACCGAACGTGCCACCATCGACGCTGAACTTGCCACCCTCAAAGAGATTGATGTTGCGGCAATCGAAACCAAGGTTGCTGAGTATGAGGTGATGAAAAAGCATTGTGATAACGCCAAGAAGTTGGTTGACCTTCGGGCAGAGTATTCGGAAGTTCGAAATGAGGCTGCCGTATTGGACAAGATTGTCGACACCCTTACGACGGATGCGCCGGCTGAACTCATGGGCCGCGTTACGTTGCCGTTCAAGGGTATGGTGATTACGGATGATGGACTCTTGTTTGACGGCAAGACGTTTGACCAACTCTGCGGTCAGGAACGGATTGATGTTTCACTCTCCATCGCCAAAGCACTCAATGGAAAGTTCGGCATCGTATGTGTCGATGGCATCGAACGACTTGATGATGAATCCTACGCGCTGTTCTTGAAACAGATGGGAATTGATGAAACTCAATACTTCGTCACCCAGGTCGGACAGCGTGGTGTCGGTATCACGATTGAAGATGGACTCATCAAAAAGGAGGCCGCGTAACTGCATGACGTACGTTGTCGAATATCGCGATACGGACCAAAAGACCAGGGTGATCGAGATTGATGTCTCGCACGAAAAGATGATTCCGTTTGCGCTTCGGAAACGCGACCGGCGCTTTAGTACTGTCCTCAAGCAAACGCTGGTGGCCGAACATTCACCAACCATACCAAAGGAGGAAACAACATGACCGCCCGACAACTTATGGCAGAAGGTCGACCTTTCTGCTATTACGTACCAATCGACAGTCACGTTCCCGGCAAAGGATACAGGCCGTCAGTAGTCTTCAAGGATGTTGCCGGGCACTTCCCCAATGGTGGTGGTGAAACAGCGCCATGGTACTGGGGCGGCGACTTCAAGGCAGCCCTCGAAATCTGCAAGGAAAAGAATCTGGAAGGCGGTGTTTCGCCGGAGGAGGCCGAGGCAATAGTCAATTCATCAATCGAAGCGTCCATCATGGAAGGGGTCGCACGATGAGTGACAGAAAAGTTGTCAACGACCCCGTCTTATTTCGTAAACTTGACAATCCATTCGATTCCGAAGAATCGGCCAATCGCGCCATTGAATCATTTTATGAAGGCGTCCGTGAATTGCGACAGAAGTTCAAATTACCCAACGTGGCGATCGTGATTGAGTGTGGTGTCATGAGGGAATCCATGCGGGAAGGTCGCGCGTTCTCATGGGCTCAGATGGGCGACACGCAGAAGTCTGAGGACTTGCTCGCATATGGCTTCGGTCAGGCCGTTGCCGAACGCAAAGAAATGGTTGCCAAATTATTGGCAGGCATCACCGGCGAGGTTCCTCGTGAGCAATGAACCACGTCCATGGATTGTGATTGATGCCGAGAAACAGGTCATTCGTTGTGATCGATGCGAGACAACAAAGTCGCTCACGTTCCCGATAGCCGTCACGCAGTTCCTTGTTGACTGCAAACTATTCAGCAAGGGGCATAAATTCTGCAAGTCCAACTTACCCAGAACATTTGATACGGAGGCTCCATGATGAACGATGCACCCACGGCCGCAGAGGTCGTGAAAGCAGACGTTGTCCTTGTCGACGATACATTCAAGGTTGCTCCCAATGAAGACGTTCCACCCCCGACGTACGTCAAGATACCGTTGAAGCACCAGTTCCGTCCGTTCACCGGCAAACCCGCACCACTGCTCTGTCGAATATGTGGAATCCATTTCGACAATCACTGGCACGCCGAATCGTACCTGCAGAAAGTCATCGCTCAGACACAGGGCAAGGATTGGAAGCACTGCACGTTTGCACAGCGCCAGAAATTCAAAGACGCAGCTCGTCACTGGTTTAACGAACAGGTCAAACGAATCCTGTCGGCACAACCTCAACCCCGTGAAAACACGGCGCCACAATCGACTTAATCTGATCCCCGGACGATGCAACGATCGGATTCTATCTTCCACTACCCGTAACCGATTCCTGTTCGGTTTGACTCAACTGTTTTTCATCGACCAGATTGAAATCACAATTCACTACACATATTCATTGAATCGTGAGGACAATCATGGATGAGAAAAAGAATCCAGTGCTTCGGTACAGTCGGGCGAAGTTGATGCAGCTTGTTTGGCGTGTCAAGGAATGCGAGGACGTTCCAGAAGGATTTAGTCGGGAACCTGTTCGGTCGCCGGAAGATCTATTTAAATACAAGTTTTTGTTTGACGATTATCCATGCGAACGTTTCCTGGTCTTTGTCATGAGTGCTAGCAACAGAGTTACGGCAGTCGACGTTATTTCGGAAGGTCTTTTGAATTCAAGTCTGACGCATCCGCGAGAAGTCTTTCGCGCATGCATCGAGGGACTTGGAGCATCTGTAATCTTGGCGCACAATCATCCGTCCGGTAATCCGGAGCCAAGTCAAGAAGATCTCGCCATAACGCGCCAACTTGTCGAAGCCGGCAAGGTGAATGGAATTCCGGTGCATGATCACGTAATTTTTACACGCAATAGCTACACGTCGTTTGCAGAACGAGGACTGCTATGAGCACTTACTACCAAATTCAGTCCGATGAAATGGAAACCTTCATGCTGGCGAGAGGTTTTTGCCGATTCTCGGTCCAGGGGACGTACGAAGAGCTATATGCAAAGGACGTTGTCGACAAGCCCGGTCTCGAGATACGGGTTTTTACGTCGATCGGTACTCGCGATGGTGATGCCCGAACTGTCGGGACTGACGCCATCCGAGTTGTCATTTTCTCCACCGTACACAACCGTGGCGTTGGGAGTGAGGCGCGAGTCTATCGGACGACTGGCTGGGCCAAGAACCTTGCCGGTAGAATTGACGATACCATTAGACAGGCATCCACCGGTTTGGTGCAATGCCCTGATTGCAAATCATGGATGGTTGAACGAGAGGGCAAGTATGGTAAGTTCTTTGGATGTATTCGATACCCGGCGTGCCGTGGAATCCGAAGAATTCAGGAGTTGAGAAAATGTGGTTAGCAAACTTAATCGTTTTGATTCTCTTGGCCAAGGTCGTCGTCGGACTGTTTCGATGGCTCGGCAATGGCCTTGTGACACAACTTTTCGCTTTGAAAGAAACCATTAACCGAATCAGCAAACAGGAGGATGTATGAAATATTTCGTGACGGTCGCATTCGACGATCAGGAACCCGCAGAAGTTACCATCCAACGTAAGCTCAAAGAAACGTTCAACATGAACTGTGGCGTTTTGTGGTCGCCGATCGGTGATGCCATTGAGGAGAAACGAAAGCCCATCAAGGCGTTGACCTCTGGCTCCGGCTTTGTTTTGGAACAGGTTGTTGCTGCCGAACGCGTCTTCAAGGAGCTGCGATCCCTTCGTCAAGAAGCATTGACTCGATGGACAAAGGAGTCCGACGCCAACGCGCATAAACGTAACTTCATCGGCATGCATCAACAGCAAATGAACAACATTGCTGAATGTCTCTATATCCTCGAGGTCATTAGGCTCGACCTTGTAATGAAACCGTTGAGGTTGGCCGCATGATGATCGACGCCGTCAAACTCGCCGAAAATGAGTTGATTAAGCAATAAGGGTTTCCCCTTGACAAGCATCAGTGGTTCTATTTCGACATCTCGGAATTGGTCGGACCGTTGGAAGAATTCTGCAGCAAGCCTGGACTGCGTCTTGAAATTCCGGGACGTACCGATGGCATCATGCCGTTGGTGTTTTGGAGCATTGAGAATGTGTCATTTTTCAAGGACGCACTTCTCTTTTCGATGCAGCACCAATACCTGCAGAATGGCGACATCATGATCGATTCCCGCATGGAGTTGTTCTGTTTCCCTGAACACCGAACCCGGATACTACATGGCATTGGTTCTCTTTTGGGAAAAACAAAGCGAAGGCTATTGTGAAGTTCTTCGCTTCCTACTCGTTTGACAATTTCTTGGTCTTCATTCAGGAGAGAAGGAAGCTCGTGAATGACAGGCTTAAAGCAATAGCATTCTCTTGACATCGTGCCAAATACATCGCATCAGAACCAAAACAACGCTGCTCCGTCGTTTATCGAGAACTATTGTAGTCGCTCAACCATGTCCGTATGTTGAAAAGGTTTTTGGTCCGCTAGGGCTGCGATTCTTTTGGCAGATCTTAGAAACCACTCCCGTATCAGCCAAGGCCTAGACAGTGAATTTCAAGGAACAGAAAAGATAGGCGTCAATTTGACCTTATCCCTTGGCCCTCTTCCTCCCAGCTCTCGCCCATCCGACCACTATTTTACGCCCTTGAAAAACATGGTTTAGCAAACTCAGGTCGTTCGTCACCTCGCATATCCTTATCAATAGAGGTAACGGGATAAGCATCTCGCCTTGTAAATAGCCGTCAACTTCCTGCTTTGTCATTGAAAGCTTTCGGGCCAGCTTTCCCGAATCAAGCCCTCTTCCAGAAGAATTAAGATACCGCAAAACTTCCCTCAGGTCGACTTCGAACGGATTCCTACTACGCTTATCTTCGCTCTCTTTTAAGATTCTTTCGCCGGTAATCAGCCAATTAATATCACAACCCATCTTTCGGAGTTTTGCCTGCATGGTGTTTCCGGGTAGACTTTGGCCGACAAGGTAGACATTCAGAGCCTGTGGCTTCATCTTTAATGCAGCCGCAAAATTCGTCATGGTTGTGAACTTCTCTTTACCAAACAGTCGCAGCCGATCTCTGACGGTCGAGGTTTCGCCTTTAATATGCAATTATTACTTTCCTTGAATTCTTAATAATTATTTATTAGATTGATTTATCAACAAATATATCACAGCGACACCTCAAAAACAACTAGAAAAGAAAGGTGAATAAAAGATGTCAACGATCGGAACTAGACTACGAAATGCAAGATCGCTTAAGAAATTCACAATCGCCGAGTTATCAAAGCAATCAGCAGTCAGCCCGGGCGCCATTTCACTGGCAGAGCGGGATTTATCTGTCCTTGCATCTGACAGTCTGGGCAGGATATGTCTCGTGTTGGGGATTTCGGCGGATCATGCGATTTATGGCGAAACGGTGAAAGGGGGGATAAATGGTGCAAATTGTCGATGAGCGAGTCAGCCCCTCAAGGAAGACGTTTTGTCGCTCCACAAGTCGAAAAGGATTTCAAGGCTGTTGTCAGAACTGAATTTCCTGGACCCGCGGCAAATTGATCTGGCAATAGCCCAAATATCTGCAATGAAGAACTGTCCCAAACCGATTTGAGACTTGTGAAGGCTGTGTTGGAGAAACCCTTTGTTGAGGAAGTTGGCTCCAGTCCGAAGGACAAGGCTGTCGTTCCCGTTACGCATCGTCCGTTCACGGTCCCACACCTGTTGGTCGCATGTAATCACCATATACCCATCGGCCTGTATCTTGAGAGCGACATCGAAGTTTTCTTGCAGAGTTTAAAATAATGAACATTTAACAAAGTTGTTTAATTTTTTACTTGACATCGCAAAATGAAATGGTTATATTTGCAGTAGAGTTTTGTCGCGCGCACGTTGGCGCGTGGATTGGAACGCAGTAGAGTTTAAGAGTAGATTCACCACTTACAGGCCAAATGGTCTTCGGAGAACGTCATGTTGTCCGGGACATTTGGCCTTTTTTGTTGTCTGGTCCTAATCCATCTCGTCACTCGTTCGACAGGCACAAGATTTAACCAAGACGATATACGAAGCAAAAAACAGACGTTCAATCATTCAACTCAAGGCACCTATGGGAAACGAAAACAGCGGATGGCACGGACCTGAGAACGGTGGCGATCACGTTTCCTCGAAGGAACGGATTGTTGAACTCAATCACAACGGCGTCAAGGGGAAGGTCGTCCTTGAACCTATCACGGAGAGCAAGAAGCGACTTCAAAAGGAGATGAAGAATGGGAAAACAAAACGTTGAAAAGATGAACCGCATCGACAAGATTCCGGCTCACATGCTCGACATGGTGCTGGATAAACCCGTTGAATTCATCACGGATGTCGTGCCCATCAAGGTCGAAAAACTGACCGACAAAAAGTATCGATTCGAAACGGTTGGCTCGATCGCCAACGTCATCAACAGTAACAACCGTGTTATTCCGTTTGTCGTGCAAAGAGACGCGGTAGCTGATTGGTCCTCTCAGAAGTGGCAGTTGACTGCATATATCGGCCATCCCGAGGGTGACATTCGTGGAAATCCGGAAGAACTCGCCGGTATCCCCGATATCCTGAAATTGACCGAGACCGGTGAAACCGTTGTCAACATCAGGGTGCTTGAAACCGAGAAGGGTATCAAGGTCAAGCAACTGTTTGATGAGGGGGTTGAACTAGGGGTGTCGCAACGTGCAATCGGAATTCAGAGTGTGCGAGAAGATGCAGACGGTCAATACTACATCGTGGTCGACAAAATCGTGAAATTGCTCGGCTACGATTTCTGCTTTCTCGATTCGGCTGCCGCTGGTGAACGCACACGGCTGAAATTGGTCGACGCCGTGGAGTTGGACAAGTTGGTAAATAGAACAAGAATTACGGACATCAAACATTCACAGGAGGAAGTACTCATGGACCCAAAAGAACTCGAAAAATTGGCCGCCCAAAATGGGGAGCTGATCAAAAGCGTTACCACCCTGGTCGATGTCATTCAGGCACAAGTGAAGGCGAACAGCACCGCGTTGCCTGCCGACATCTTGGATTCGTTCACGGCGCTGAAGACCGGCGTTGAGAAGATGCAGGCCGACACCACGCTTGATGCCGAAAAGAAGAACGCACACCTCACAAAGTTGGCAACCGACTTGAAAGCGATCGTCGACACAATCGTGCCACCGACCCTTCCAGAGCAGCCTGCGCAAACGGAAACTGCTCAAGCGTCACCGACACCTGTAGTCGATGTCAGTGCAATCGATGATTCGACCGCACGGTTGAAAGCGTTCATTGACGGGGAGCAGAAAATTCGCGATGCGAGGGCGTTGACCGAAAAACTCGGCAAGTATTTGCTTGACAAGGTGGGTGTTCTTACACAAGGCGAAGACGTCCGAAAGAGCATACTGGATTCACTCAAAGCCCGAACGTTTGCGAACGAAGCCGGTATCGACGCTGCCATTGAGGATGCAACGAAACTGTTCAACCTTGGTGTCGCTCAAGAAAAAATGAACACGGAAGGTATCAGAGGGAAAGGAACAGGCAGCATGGAAATCAAAGTAACGGCGGAACATCTGAAAGGGGTTGAGGCCCTGACCGACATGGTACTGGAAACCGGTATCGTTGCGGCAAAGAAAGAGGACATCGTTTCCGGGAAGAATCGGCAACCGTCAGTCCAGAAATTCCTCAAGATTTATGACTCTCTTCATGAGGCTAATCTCGTAGCCGAAGGTGCCAAGATTGTGGCCATGTTGGACGCCACCACGACACCTGCGGACTTCGATGTTCCCTACACGATTTCGCGCATCGTGTTGGAGGAAGTCTATTCGGACCAGATTATCAATCAGTTGGTTGATTTCGGTCCGATGGAGAACAAACGAGACCAAGTACCGATTACACGGTATCGTCGAGAAGCCGGCAACGCTGGGACGAAGAAGACCTACAAGCCGTCCAAGGCTCGTCAGTCTGAAATCAAGGTTGGCGAATTGAAAGCGATTCCGAAAGGCAAGCTCACGACAGAGTGGTTCGACATCGATGCGACTGCAAGCAAATTGCAGGCGTCATTCTCCGATGAATTCGCCACGCTGTCGAAACGAACACCAAACATCACCGGTATCAGTCGCGGTATTGCAAACTTGATTGGGGACATGCGCCGGTCCCTGCAGCAGATGGTGATGGCTGACATGCGGAATACCGCACTTGCGTTTGGGTCGGTTGCGTTCACGTACAACGGCGTTGGAAACGGTGCAACGTCGCAATTCACGGTTTGCTCTGGCGCGTCAATCTCGAGTGGCGAACCCATCACCGTAACGGTTGATGGTGTCTCAATAAACGAGTATGAAGTCAGTGTCACCGGAACAACGTTCTATGTACTCAGTGGACCGGAAGGAAAGATTCTGTTTGTTGATGCTGACGGTGCTCCGCAGAATATCGCCGACACAAAGGCAATCGTCGTAAGCGGAAAGAAAGCCACTAACGAGGTGCGATTCTCGTTGACGGCTGCCACAGGCTATAAGTGGGGCGAGTGGATGAACAAACTGCTCTTTTCGATTTCGAATCAGGCTGCATACCACCGTGAGACCCGTGGTTACAAGCCCGAATTCGTATTGGCGTCCGAAGTGACAGCCAACTACATGACGCAGGCCGATGCGTACGCAAGTTCGCAGGCACGTTCTGGCTTCTCCGCGTCGTCCGTTGTTGGTGAAGGTAACTACGGCCGCACCGCGAACCTGCCGACATTCGGCTCGGATGTGTTCGATGATCAGTACATCCTGTTGTCGCAAAAAGATGCCACGATCTTCCGCATCTACGAACCGATGTCACTCAAAGGTCCGTACCCTGTTCGTGGAGCCGATGGGGCATTGCTTGGTGGTGATGAGTACTACATCTACCAGGAAGACGCACTCGAGAGCCCGATTGGCGACAAGATGTCGTTGGTCACGGTTCTGCCGTAACATTGGCATGTAATCAATGTGGGAGGGTCGAAAGGCTCTCCCACAATTTTACCAAACAAAACCAAGAGTGTGAAATGGACAAATTCGAAGTTCGCTGGACGAAAGACGTCGCGATAAATTTCTACGGGACACTTGTGAGACCACAAGGTATTATGCTTGTTTCCGCAACGCTGGCGATTCAGCTTCACAACGAGAAAGAAGGTTGGGTATGTGACGACATCAATAAGGCCGTTGCGTCACTCGACAAGAAAGACGTGGTGATCACTGACCAAGAAGTAACGGTCGATCTTGGTACAACGCCGGCATCTGAGAACCAATCGTCTGAAAATGCAACGTTGGCACCCAGTGCGGATGGTCAGACTTCTTTACTGCAAAGCACCGAGGAATTCAAGTGCAAAAAATGTGGAAAACCGTTTCCTGCCAAACGCAATCTGGTAGCTCACATAGCTGCAGCTCACAAGGATGAATAATGGCGTATGACTTCACTCAAGACGTTGCGGATCTTGTTGAGACCCTGTCAGGTGTGTATGCCGATGTTGCAGAGGAGATTGTAGAGGGAGTAGATGAGGACGACGAAGAGAAGGGTTACCATCTGTTGGCGTCCAGAGTAGACGAACTTGATAATCTCAACATAAAGGCAAGTCCAGAAATAGAACCGGTTTCTGTAGAGATGCTTGGCGGGGCGAAGACCGGAATACAGAAGGGCTTGCCTTTTTCTTTCTTAATGATGGCGCTATTGGCGAGTTCAAAACAAAACACGGTGCGGAACGCGACACAGCAGACCTACGACATGCTGAGGCACGACACCAATGAGAGGACGAGGGATTTCCGAAGGGCAAGCAAATCGGCAAACAGTAACGCGAAAGTGTTCGACCTCGCGCGGCAACACATGGACGCCATACCTGACAAGGTTGAACGGGAGATCCGAAAAGGACGAGATGCTTTCAGTATCGGGATTGGCGTCAACTTTGACTTAAAGTTTGAGGAGTTCAATCGAAAGGCCCGGGAGTATTTATTCGGCAAGGATTTCAAGATAACATCGCAGAACATCACCACCAACATGAGAGAACGTCTGCAGGCGACACTTGCCAGAGGATATGAAACAGGGGAATCAGTAAAGCAAATGACCTCGCGTGTCAGGAGAGTTCTGGGAGAAGATTCAAACGCCGAAATGATCGCGGTAACAGAATTGGCTGGCGCTGCAAACTACGGCGAGTATGAATTCGCTGACGAGTATCGCCAACGGTATGGCGTCGAGATCATCAAGACATGGATTCAGATAATCAGGAAGAGTATGCGGAAGACTCACGCTGCGGTTGCTGGACAGTCTCTCAAGTTTGAAGAAAAGTTTGACATCGGTGGGGAAGAAATGGAACGGCCGCATGACCCCAATGCAAGTGCATCGAATGTTGTGAAATGTGGTTGTTCGTTGACATACGAAAGTGGAAGCGCGCGAATCGAAGGAGTGCGGGACGAACGTGGAGTTGGTCAGTTTATACGAGAGACTGAAAACAATCCTGACCCCGAGCCTTACGTCAATGCTACTCGAATTGGAGATTTTACAAGTGTAATGGATTCGGCTGAATATGTTGCCGACACGTATGGTATCACGGTTGACCAAGAGTTTGAAATCGAACAGATGAACGCGATTGCCGACATCTTGGATGCAATGCCTTATGAAGTCATGCTCAAGAACATGAAGTTGACCCAAATCCTTGCGTCGGGAGCTGCCGTAACCTCATACGCTCAGTATTCCTTAGATGGCAAGCTGATTCAATTTAACGATCCACAGCACATGAACGATGAGTTGTTTCGTTACACACTCGGACATGAAGTTGGCCACTCTCTCCACTACCAGTTCCACAGTCTTTACGAGTCCTTCGCTCGAGTCTGCTGGACAAAACAAGAACCTGGCAACGTCTTCGATGCTGCAAACTGGGTACGGAAAACCGAATTTGGTTTTTTGACGAAGAATTCACTAGAAAGCCCGATGGAACAATTCGCCGAAAGCGTGACGTGGTTCCTGAATCGCAATTCCGAAATGTATGAACTGGCGAAAAAAGACGAACCCTTGATGAAGATTTGCCGATTGTTTGAAAATCTTATTGGACCGGTGAAACCATGAACGTGATCGATCTGCTGACTGCTGAACTGAGAAGTCGAAACGTTGCCAAGTATTATCCGGCAGGCGAAGACGTCGACAAACATCCAACACCGAACGCGTTGTTGGTTTCTTACGTCGCAGAAGGACTCGAGAAGTTGGCATCCATGAAACCGTTCATCGTCAAGGAACAGATTGATGTAACCGAATCCACGATGCTCGTTCCACTTGCCGTAGTATTGAAACCGACCAAAATTTATCTGGACGGCGAGGAACTAAAGGTCGCGAAGAATTTCCCCGTGTATAAGGGTGACCGCATTGTCCAGATGTATGAGGAAGTCGGGATTCTTCCACTTGGCACGTATTCCACGGAACTCGAAACACAAATGTTTGGCGACTGGACGTTCGACCTCGTCCGCAAGATGTTAGTGTTTGCATCCAATGTTTTTGGACACCTCGAAGTCTATGGCTACGGTATCCCTGCAGAGGCCAACCTTGAGGCTGGTGACAGACGGGCCGTTGCAGACTACGCTCTCAGCACTGCATTGGACAAGATAGTACCTGAATTATTGACCAAGACACAGATTATTCTGCCCGGCTTGACGATACCTGCCCCCAATGTCGAAGGGTACGTCAAAGAGGCTGAGGTACTGATGGCCAAATTCAAGAAACACGCGAATGTTGCCTATTTCTCAGTGGCTCAATGACGAAAGAGGAAATAGATGATGCAAAGAATGAACTGTATGACTTCTTCGTCAATGACTTCTCGAACACCATCGCGTATCGATGTCTCGATGCATCGAAGACTGTCAGTGATTCCCGATGGGGAATTATTACGACCCAAGAATACATCGAGACTACACTCTATGCTGCCGTCAGTGAATCGCCCAGTGATAAGCAGAAGCAAGCATTCGGCGTGACCCGCGACGCTGAACTCATCGTAACACTGTCGACAAAAGAATTAGAGGACAAGGTGTTGGTGCTTGAACGCGAAAAGGGATGGTTCATGTTTGGCGATAACGAATACGAAATACTGTCGATTGATGCGAGGCCCGACCTGTTCGATACGTCAATCGCCACGATCGTGTCATGTAAGCGCAGGAAACCGTTGATGTCATGAGCACTATCGAAGTAAAACTATTGGGTGAATGGAAGGACGTAAAGCGAACGTTCACGTTGTTACCGGTATTTGCCAAGAAGTTGCGTGAGAACGTGGCCGACGCAATAGCCAACCGATACTACGAGGAGCTGGTAGGTCACTTCAAGAATCAGGATTTACCCCTCAGACCGCTTAACGAATGGTATCGGCAATGGAAGGAAAAGAAGGGATTAGACGCCCGAATCCTGATAGCCAGTGGCGAAATGATGGGAGCAATTCAGCTCTATAATATAGGGCCGGGAGAAAGATTCGTTGGCATAAAGGGCGGTAAAAAACACCGACGTTCCGGGCTCGATGTAGCGTTTCTGGCCTTGATACATGAGTATGGAACACGCAGGGGAAGTATGCAGGCGCGACCAGTCTACAGATTGACCCTCGAAGGATTGAGGCAGCACTTGGGGGGAGTGCTGCAAAAAGTAAGTGACGAAACACGAATTGAGGTATTTGGACGATGATACGCGACTTGATGACAGTACATAATGCCTTTTACGATGCATGCGTTAACAAGAAATTGACCGGTTCTACTGTCGTTATTCCGGTCGTGTTTTTCAATGACCAGCCCAAACTCAAGGGAAAGCCAAACTATCCGGGCATCGTGTTTCAAGCATTTGTACCAAAGCCCGGCTCGAAGGTATGGGTTGAACCAACGCAAGAGTATGATGCCGAGAATAAATCCGTGACGATTGACCAGGCACCCGAACAACTGATCTTTACATATCAAGTGACCTTCGAAGCTGACCGATTTGACCATGCGAACGAACTCTTCCTCATCGCATCGAAGATCTGTCAGCAAAGAGATGCACAACGATACATTACGATTGATGGTGACACCTTTGACGTCGAAATCACCGACACGATTGACATGCCGCAGCTTGAGGGTGGTGTATTCCAGTGGATTTTTACCTATCGACTGGTTATTCCGATACACCTTGTAGATCCAGTTGTGAAAACTGCCATTAAACAGGCTACTATTAGCGTTCAAACAATGTAGGAGCAGAATCATGAAAGAGAGCAAGGAAAAAAGAAATTCAACGGAATCGGATGCGCCTAGCATGAAAACCGTTGTCGTGAAGAATGACCGAGATCAAACCGTGCCGGTGTCGGGATTCTGCGATGAAGTTGTGTTCGCACCCCATGAACAAAAGGAATTGCCCGAAGCGATATTGGCCAGTCCTCATTTCCAAGATTTGGTACGAGCAAGTATTCTGAAACTGATCATTTAACGAGGAGAAAATCATGAACGTAGGCATGAACATTATCGAAAGAGATTCAGCTGATGCGGCTCGGGTTGTTCCGAGTGACATTTTCAGCATGGGAATGGCGTTTACATCTCGACGTGGCCCTGTCGATGTCGCTGTTCCTATTTACAATCCCACCGACGACAAGAAAGTCTTCGGTGAGTATGGTTCTTCATACCTCGGTGGGTTCATGCGCCGTGGATTGTATGCCAACTGCCGCGAATTCGGTGCAACCGTTTGGGGAGGTCGTGTCATTGGTGCATCTGGCTCTGTCAGCGCAACCAAAACGTTCAACGATGCGACGAAGGGGTCGTGGGTGTTCACGTCTGGCTGGTATGGTCACCCGAGTCCCGGTGCCGATGGGTGTAATGTGTACATCGAAATCAAGGTGAACGTTGCCGATGCCAATAAACGCGACGTCATCGTGTCATACAAAGGCCCCAAGGATTTCGCACCCGTCATGAAGGAGGTTCACGAATACCTCGACAACACCAGCGTTGTCAATGAATTCCTCAAGAAGTCTGGTTGGGTAATCTGTGCATTGGCTACCGGTGCCACAACCGTTCCGGTTGTTGCTGCTCAAACAGCACTCCTCGGAGGACTTGATGGGATTGCACCAACAGATTCCGACTATATTGCCGCGTACAGCAGGTTCAACGGTATCAACATCCCGTTGATTATGAACGCTGACCTTCACGCCATTGCATCGGCTCAGTCGTTGCAGACATATGTTGAGGGTCTTGGCGTTGCAATCGGGCTCATTGCATCCCCCCAGGCCGCGTCGATCACGACCCTCGCATCAACGTATGCTCCATTACTTAAGAGCAAGAGTTACCTCGTTGGAACGCGTGGGTGGGGAAATGTTGACGACGAAAACGGTGGTGTAATTGCCATCCCGATGATGGCTCATGCTGTCGGTGCTGCATGGATTCGCAAATGCGTACAGCGTGGTGGCTTCCCATGGATTGCCCCTGCTGGCGACACGACTGCACTTCGTGATGTCTACGAATTGGAGTTCCCGTTCTACTCTGCCACAGACGTTAACAATTCAGTTGCCGCTGGATTCAACCCGGTTCAATGGGTGCAGGGTAAGGGATTCATCGTGCGGACATCACGGACATTCTCAACGTTGCGAAAGCATTACTCCGCGCACGTTCGCAGAATGACCAACTGGATGATCGCCAGTTTCCAAGGCAGCTTCATGTGGCTTGAACAAGAACCGCCTGTGAAGAAAACGTACGACAAACTCTCTGATTCGTTGACGTTTTTCGCGCAGGACGTATACAAGAATGGTGGACTCAACACGCGCGGTGGATACGAGAACAACGCCAAAGTGAAGTGCGACGAAGAGAACAACACGCAGGAGATCGCAGACAATGGTGGAATCGTCGCCGACTTCTCCTTCCATCCTGTTGAAGCAATTGAATCTGGAACCATCAACATCTTCCAGACACGCGACGATCTCAAAGTAACTGAAAAATAAACCAATGTCTCTCCGAGAGACACGGAAGGAGTAATAGCTATGCAACCTAACGATTTGATGCCCAACAATGGATGGATTATGGAGTTGCCGGGACTGACCAGTCCCCAATTCCATAAGTTGCAGGGATTGTCCACGAAGACTGGCGTCATGACAATCGTTGATGGTGGTTCGAACCAGACCTACAGTTTCAGCGATGGGATTGAAGAGAATGGCCCCATCACGATTGTCCGGACCCGCGATGGCAGTGGTGATGACACGACATTTGCCAACTTCGTCCGAAATGTTCGGCTGAGTGGCAAAAAGGTGAATGGAACATTTACCCAGTATCGTCATGGTAAAGTCGCCATGAAGGTATTGTTCACCGGCTTGCTGATGAACGATTACAAGGTGTCTGATTTCGACACTGCTGGCAAAGGTGACAGTGCAAAGTCCGACCAGACCTATGTCGCACAGGTTGATCACTGGGAGGATGCGTACAACACCGTCGCCACCAAGTCGACGTTGTCAGCGAACTCTGCTCAGTAGTAACAAGGCTGGTGTATCGCCTGATGCACCAGCCTTGTCTTTCGTCAGGGGTAATGGGGACACCGTAACCATCAAACCACAGGAGTTCAGTATGCTGCAAAAGATTTTGCCAATAGGCTTCACTTACCATGAAACACAATGCCGAAAGTTTGAAGTGAACAAGATCGATGGCTTCATGGAGCGCATCATTCACAACGAACAACTCAAAGCTGAAAAGCCACAGAAATGGATGGCGTCGCTTCTGTCATGCTTGCTTCACGACATCGAAGGCAAGTCTGTGTCTAGCGATTTCTTTGAATCAGACGGTAAGAAGATTCCCGATATCGTTCGACACATTCCCCTAGTCGATGCTGGTCTCATTTTAGTCATGGGGCAGATTGAAACCTACGGACCGATGCTGATCGGGCAACATACGCAATGCGGATGCCGACACGTCAATATCGTCGATGTTGATCTTTCGAACATGACGATGCCGGATGTCGATTTCACCGCTACGCCAATGGATGAAATCGCCACACATCTGCAGACTGGCTGGAAACGAATTGTTGACACCTCGAAAGCAGGTCAGAAGGAACTCGGATGGGAAAAAGAGGTATTTGACGAGTTCGTTTTTGGCATCCCCACGGTCGGTGATGCACTGAACAATGAGAAGTATTTTCTCGCATCACGAGTACTTGACTTCCAAGTCAGGATTGTGAATGACCGATTGAAACATGTGCGGTCTTCCAAAACAGGTTTTGTGATGCCGAATGATATGTTCGAAGCGTACAAGGCAGGTTTCATGTTCTTTGCGGACCGCGGTGGTTTGTTTGCCAACGACCGGATGATTGTACGCGACACACTCAATCGATTGCCACAGGTCAACTTGGCCATGCAGGTGACGTGTGAAAACTGTCAGCATGATTACAATGCCGGAGTGAACTACCAGTCTTTTTTCCCTTTAGTGAGTTAGCGGCTCTGTTCTTCAACGATGACTATGAATACGGCGTCGAGGAACAGATGTATATCATTTCCCGGATGACAGGATACGCAAGAAGTGATATCCTGTCGCTAACTCGAGATGAACGAATCCGGATGTTTGAAAGAGCAAAGGTGGACCTCGAAGGCGAATATGAGTATCGGAAAGCCCTACTGACACTCATTAACCGTCTTGGCGGAGCGTAACGGAGAGAATTGTGAACGGACTGAATTTAGGCTTGGCGATCAACATAGCTGACAACGCTACGGTCAACGCCAACAAGATTTCGTCGTCGATCGACAAGTTGATGAAGTTGGTTGATCGGATGCCTGGCGAAACCACAAAGGCGACGACCAGCGTTGACCACCTCAACCGAGGGCTTGGCACCACCACCACCAATTCAAACAGGGCGGGGGCTGGTATCAGTTCGTTTTCGCGACACCTTCAAAGTGCAGAACCGCACCTCTTTAGTTTCCGCGCTGGCGTCATTCGACTGTTCCCATACGTTTCATTGCTCGGTGGAATCTACGCCGTGAAGCGAGGACTCACCGACGTTATCGGTTCGACGCGAGAATTCTACTATTCGTTGGCGAACATGCAGGCCGCTACTGGTTTCGACAACAACCAGATGAAGATGCTGGAAATGCAAATGCGGTCAATGGCCGTTACCGGCAGGTTTTCGGCGAAAGAGATTGCGGATGCTTCGTATGACCTCTCGACCACGATGCCAATTCCCGCCGAACAATTAAGTGGCTTGACCAAGGCCGTTTTGAACTACGCGACTGCGACACAGTTTGGCGTTCAGGAATCCGGACAGGATATGTTGTCGTTGCTGGCTCGACTGAACCGGCCCGTTTCGGATGCTACGATTCTGTTCGACCAGATGGCGCTCGCCACCAACATCACAAGTCTTAACGCGCGACGATTGTCCGAAATGCTAAAGGTTGTAGGAACGGAAGCCACAACCATGGGAGTCCCGTTCAATCAGTTGTTGGCCTTGATGGGGACCGCTGATTTGTATTACAAGGGTGGTGAGGGTGGCACCAGGCTTCGCATGATGTTCCAAATGTTGGCCGAAGGAACCAAGATGCACGAAGCCGTGCTGGGGAAATACGGCTTGACACTTGCCGACGTTGACATCAAGAGTCAAGGACTCATAAAGGTTATGCAGAGATTACGTGTCATCCCGTACGGCGACCTTACCCGCATTGTCGGTGGCTATTCTGCCGGTCTAATCATTAGGCTGTCCGCCGATACCAAGAAGATTGCAAAACTGCAGGAACAGTTCACCGAAGAACTCGCCAAGGGAACTGGTCAACGCATGTCTGACGTCCAGATGGCGACACTCGATGGAAAGATGAAGAGATTTCAAAACATCCTCACCGAATTCCGCATTGGGATAGGTGATTCTCTGCAAGGGCCGTTGATGAAGTCGTATGACAAAACCAATGACTGGTTGACGTCCATTACAACGAAGATTCAGCAGAACAAAGGTGTGCTCGACACGATGTTTGGGTGGTTGATGCACACGGTCGACAAGATTGGGGAGAAACTTGGTGGATGGATACAGGCAGCTGGTCGGTGGAGTGGACTGCTTGCCGATAGCGTTCAGGAATCACAAGCCATGATGAAGGCGCACCTCATTCCATTCATAGTCTTTTTGGAGGTTATGCGAATCCGGGTAGCAAGTTTCTTGGAAGGATTCGGTAGTGGATTCATTGACACGTTCGGACTTGCCTACCGAATGGTCAACATGCTATTGACACCGTTCGCATGGCTGATCGATACCCTGATTCCAAATGGCAACGACGGAATGAATACGGCTGGTTACCTGATTGGTGTTACTGCTGCTGCCATGACGGTCCTGACTGCGGGGACATGGTTATTGGCTCACGCCTTAGCCGCAGTTGATTTTGCACTTTCACCTATGGTTTGGCCGATCGCCCTTGTCATGGCAACGTACTATGCCTTCAAGACCTTGTTCAAGGACGTACCCGTCTGGATGAAATGGGCCACGTTGTTTGCCTTTGCTATCCTTTCATTCGTCAATCCGTTGGTTGGTCTTCCGCTTCTTATCGGAACGTTAATGGGGAACATGGATGATTTTGTCGATAGCATTTTGGTTGGTATCTGGAAGTTTCTCAGTGTCATCGACAAGGTCGCAAACTTCGTCGGACTTGATTGGAATCTTGCTGGCTTCGTCAAGATAGACGAGATTTCTTCGCGTTGGGCAAAGCGACACCCGCACCCTGGTGACGATACCGCACCCGCGGCCGTTGGACAAGAAGTACCAACAAAGTTGATTTCACCTCATTCATTTATGCCGACGCCTCCTATGCAGGGGACGGAAAAGTCAACACCTGCAACCGTTGGGTTGGAAGGGTGGACAAAGTTGGTAACCGCACCCGCAGCCGTTGAACAAGAAGGACCAACAAAGTTGATTTCACCTCATTCATTTATGGCCACGCCTACGAGGCAGGGGACGGAAAAGTTAACATCTGCAACTGTTGGGCTGGAAAGGCGCACAAAGTTTGTAACCGCACCCGAGTTATTTGACGTGAAACGATACGTTCCTCCCCCGGCCACCATTAAAGCCGATGCACTCGGCTCAATGACTGTCACTGGTGGTATTCATGTGCATGTAGCTGGTGATTCCGATGCAAAACAGATTGCCGCAAAACTCTATCCGGAACTGGTGAAATGCCATAAGGAATATCAAAAACGATGAATTCAGTCAAAGGTATCATAGCGAATCCAAAGGCAGGCTTGATGTTCAAATTTCAGTTCAACCCGCACGAAATGAACATTCAGAAACCTGTCAATTACGAACTGAGGACTCCCCCGGGATGGGACAGGCCAATCATCGAGTACAGTAACAACGGCGTCAAGACGATTGAATTTGACATTGTTGCCGATGCCACCGATGGGTCTGCGTCCACGGTGAATTTTCAATTTGCCAAACCGTATGGTGTCCGGGACGTTATCGCCACGCTCGAAAGTTTCATGCTTCCCGAATCTCCACTCGACCAAATGCCTATGTTCGACAAGCGAAAGTTTGTAGCGCCACCGCTTTGTTATTTCATTTTTGGGCTCAGGTGGGCCAAGACAGTATTGGCCGAAGCGCCTATTCGTGAAACGCTCTACAGTTCCCTGACGTTGACGCCACAACGACTGTTTTCAAGGTTGAAGTTCATGGTTGTTGAGGAGGGAAGTGCCTATGAACTCGAATCCGTTCAGCGTGTTATACTTGCCCGCGCAGGTGCCGTTACCAGTGCGATCGGAGTCGTCGGCAATGTCGGTAGCACGTTAGCCGAGAGGATACAATGATTGATAAGAACAGCACACTCATAACTGACGACCTTGGTACGCGGCCCGGAATTCGTAACAGGATAGATGCCCGTAAAACCGTTGAGTACCACCTCAGATACGAGGATGTCAACACAATCACCGGTCTGCATCCCCTGGAGCAGTTGGCGCTCAAGCTCTATGACGACAGTCGATACTGGTACGTTATCGCTGACGTCAATCCGGTTCGAGATCCCACAGAATGGAAAGTCGGAGATGTCATATTTTTGCCACTCGACGATCTCACCACCATGGTCAGAAGGGTGAAAGATGAACAGTTGGTTTAAATTAGAGGTGATGTTGCCTGACCGTCCGATCGGTCCCGGTATTGATGACGTTGGCACTATTTTCGACATAACCGATAATGTTGATGGACGCGTGACGTTGGAGGAAACTGCCGACCTACTCGACAGATTGACGTTTACGCTCAAGAGAACCGAAACCACAAGCATATTTCGATTTATGGACCAGTTTGTCGAAGGATTGATGGTAAGGTTGTGGTTCGGACCAATGGATGGAACCAGACGAATCAATCGGGATATGGAAATGTTTGTTGGCTATCTCGCATCGTTCCGACCCGGATTCCCCGACAGTGGCCACCCCAACCTGTTCGTTACTGCGTACGACCCTTCATGGTTGCTTTCGAAGCACTCACCTGTTGCACCTGTTTCATATCCATCTGCCACCGAAGGTGACACGACCTATGAGAATATCGTTAAGCTCGTTATGAAACGGTACGTTGGAAGACTTGACATGCAACGAATTGAAATCCCAAGTGATTACGCCAAGGTCAAGGTTTCTGCCAAAGCACCGATCGTGCAGAGTCAGGATGAGAGTGATTGGAAATTCTTGAAACGACTTGCCCATGGTGACGAAGATAGTGCGAAAGACAAAGCATTTCCTGGACTTGACTGCATTGTGTATGTCGACATCATTGATGGAGTGCCTAAGTTGTTTTTTGTTCCGGAGGCCGAGAAGATGAAGGATGTCTCGCCTCTCAGGTTTGTGTATCCTCTGTATGGCTCCGAAATACCGATGTCGATTAACCCCTTGGCATCTGATGGTGCTTATCTGATTGAATCGGCCAATGTCGATGACAACCCCGATGACAAGGCAGTTCCCACCGTAAGTGTGCCAGCCGATGCATTCAAGGATGTGTTGTCCGAGGAGGAAATTCAGTCCGTTGATCAGAATGGTGGCGTTCAACTCACGACCGAAGAGTATTTTGATTCGTTTGAAATTGACTACAAGGCTATCGAACGCGATGAGAAGGCGCATAAAATTACGTGGGGTGCCAGGGCGTTCGCTTCCGGCGAGGTAGGATGGGAACAAGTGAAGCAATACGTGAAGCTCAAGATTGTTCATATCCCTGCCGGCATGAGGAGTCCGTCGACCGATGTTCCATTGACGAAGGAACAGTTGGAAGATCCAGTGAAACGAAGAGATGCCATTCTCAAGAAGGCCGGGAAGAAAAGAAAGAAGCGAAAGGATGCTGGCATGCACCTAACACTTGAGATCGCACACGGCAACTATCACGTTCGCCCCCGGAAGGTATACGACATCGTTGGGCTTGGTGGGAAGTATAGCAGTAGCGACAAAAGAAAGTGGTTTGCCGACGTTGTCACGCATGTGGTCGGAACCAACTACAAACAATCGATAAAATTGACGCAATAAGTTTTTTTGTCTGGCAACTATTCATTATATCAAACATTTGTTAAAAGTGCCTACAATGTTAAATCTGTGGTATTACGGCAAATCTAACGACATCCCCTAACGACCATGTTTCTAGCGCGAATATCAAAAGATGATTACACGTTGGACGCCGACAA